AGCACTTGAGTCTAGACCCGTTATATCCATAACGATAGTTGTAGTAATCAAGTCTCCTGCAACTGTAACATTAGCTTTATAGAGAGTGCCTGTACCAGTAGAAATACCAGTACCGGGAGTTATATTCTGCATTCTGAAAGCAGTTTCATCTGTGCTTCCAAATAATAATGTCTCGGCATCAGCCAAGTAGTTCCAATCGTATCCTAACGCTAGTCGGGCTAACCCTCTAGTATCGCCAGTTACGGTTGATTGTTTAAAAGTATGTTTAGCCATTCTTTATTTTCTCCATGTTCACATTTGTATCTGTGAAAGACATACTGTTCATATCATCTTGAATATTACGATTTGTACGCCACATGGCTTGCTTTATTGATTTCTTTAAAGCTGTCGTTGCTGAAGAGTCGGGTAATGAAGCTTCGATTAGATTCATTACTTCTCCGACCATTCGCTTAGTTTGGATGTCCAAACTTTGCAACACACCATTTAAATACACATTATGCATATTCACCTTTACATTACATTACATTCATTCATTCAAAAGTGGGGGTAATTATCTTTAAGTATAACTACCCCCTACTTTACATATAATCTTTTAAGTTTTTAATGACTTACGATTATGAGTTTAAGTCAACAATTTTTGCTTGAGTAATGAAATTGTGACATCTCAACTCTGCCATTGTGTATAGTAAACCTCTGACTACTAACGCATTAGCTGCGAAGTAATCTCTGTTTTCTATATACTGTGTAGGTTGAGCTACAGCAATTTCTAGGTAATCTGTGTCCAAAACGTAAACGTTTGTACCACCTACTGCATCAGCCGAGTCAACGTTTTTAACAACGTCTGCGTCTGGCAGTATTGGAATACCTTGATACGTAGCAAGCACTAGACCAGTTCTTGTACCTGGGAAAGTTCTTTCAGAACCCACACCAACTTGGTACTCTTCCTGTCCTAAGTATCTCTGTTGTGATTGTAGTAATCTCTCAAGTTTGAAGTATTGGTCGTGTCCCAAAACAATTAGTTTTGGTTCTCCACCATTAGTTCTTATTGATTGAATACAGTTGTCAATCAAGTTTAGCGAAAGGTCTCTAGCTGTACCGTTGTTGTCATAAACAATACCAGCGTTCCAGTTACCTGAAGCTCTGTCACCAGATGTTAAGTCGTAAGCGTTTACTCCACCGTTTGCGGCGAAGTTTGCATTTGAGTCATAACTACCACCAACAACGGCACCGTCATAGTTAACGATGTCATCAATTGATGTTAAACCTGCTCTACTGTCAATTATTACACCATCACCATCTGCAACAGCAGCTGTAACAGTACCTATAGTAACAGCACCCGTAGATGTATCTACGGCACTTATAGCGACTGAGGCCCCTGCTGCACTTTTGATGTAGTCATTTGCAGAGGTGTCCCAGACTATGACTTTGTCTCCGATTTTAAAGTTTTTAGCAACTGATGCTGGAACCGTGGCTTCGGTTGTTGAACCTGCAGACGCAACGAATCCAGAACCTGCTAACAGCTCTTCGTTAATTTCTTTAACGTGGTCAAGCTGTGCATTTTCATTTTCCAACGCTAAAACATCACCAACACCACCTTCTAGCTGTGCAGTAAAGACTGACTTCACTGAAGCACCGAAAGTGGTTGAAACGATTTTAGGTAAGCTGGAGACGTTCTCAATAGCTGATACGTCTACAGTTGGAATGGAGCCAGTTTCAGTAACAGGTCGAGACCTACCACTTCCTCTGTCACTCCTAATTCTCCAACCAGCAGTGTTACCCCAAACGTTTCTTGGGATTGCGTTGAAAAAACGAGTTTGGTTGTTTAGTGCATGCCAGACTTTTCTACCATAAGTGGTATTGAAAATTCCAGTAGCAGTGTCAACCGTGAAATAAGTTTGCTTCTGTAAGTATTCAGGACCGAATACAGACGAATACAATCCTCTTTGCGACTGAGAAATAAACTCAGTTAACGATGGATTTGCCATAACTTATTATCCCCCTATTTTTTCTACTATTANTTTATTATTTTGATTAACCAAGAAGTTCCCTTGGCACACCGTTAGTGTCTCCACTATCGATTTTGTGCTGTAAATCTCTTAGTTGTTTGTATGAAAGACTAGATAACTGCTCTACAGTTTCTGTTCCATTATTTCCTTTAACAAGTGGTGTAGAACCATCTGTACCTAAAGGACTTGCATTTGGAGTGTCAGGTGTGTATACCTGAGGTCTCTGTAGACCATTTTCTTCTCTGAAGCCCATCTTTCTTAGTCTAGCTTCAGTTTCAGTTTGGACTGCTTTTTCCATGTCGAAGCCTGAGAGTTGTTTTGTCAAACTTGCTATTTGTTTTTTCATAGACTCGATTTCTTCTTCGTCATCTTCGTCACCTTTTTCTACGTCATCTTCGTCTTCGTCAGCAGCTTTACCCATTTTTTCCTCGTCATCATCTTCTGAGTCATGACCAGGGACATTTTCTTTCTCTACTTCTTCATCATCTTCTTCATCATCAGCTTTTACTAATGAGTCAGCAGATGCTTGAATAGCGTTCTGTTGGTCTTCTAATTTAGTAGTAGGAGAAACAGGTTTTTCAGTATCAGCAGCAGCTGGAGAAGTAGACTTTGCAGGTCTAGCTTTTTCCCCATCTGTGTCCATACCTAGTTTATTGTCAGGGTCTTCTTTAAGAAGTGTAACAACTTGAGCAGCAACGGATTTAACTAACTCTGCTTGAGCAGTCTTTTCCATTTCAGCTTCTCTTTCTTCTGTATCTTCCTCTTCTGCCTTAGAAAGTCGTGCATCCATTTTTTGGAGCACTTCGGCAACAGCACCAAGTGCGAGGTTATTACCCTCTATTTGTTTCTGTATGTCGTCAATTTCTGACATTTTACCATTCCTTACTAAAGGTTTAAGTTTACTCGACCATTCCCATCCACGCTGATTGCATGGTTGGTCTTAGCCATCCGACCCCACAATTCTGTGTTTTAGAAAAATTCTAAGAAAAATATAAATAATTATATTTCACCTAAGTTATTATACAAATTAAACTTAATTTTTTTACAAAAACGAAAGAAACTTATTCGTTTTCTACTTTAGATGGTACGCCACCAGTTTGAAGTTGAAGCATGTCGTTACGAAAATCATAAAGAGGAACCTGAATTAACTTCTTAAGTTTCTCTAATTGATTACCTTCAGCCATGGATGCTTCTATTAAATCAAGAACTTTACCCACCATTCGAGAGTGGGTTGCCATAATGTATTCTTGTTCGGGGGTCACAGTTACTTTACTTCCGTCTACCATAATTTACTCCTAAATATTTTCAAAAGGAAAATGTCTCCACAATTTTTTCTGTGTAAACACTTCTTCAAAAGCTCTTGCTAAAAAATGTGTACCATCAAATTTAGGTACCTGTTCTAACGTATACCAACCATCGTCAGTCAATACTGGTTTCATGCCGCTATACGTCTTAGTATGTGCTCTTACTGTTATTGTTTTTCCTGGTAGTCTTCTTTGGTGTTGAGGAATATTTGAAACATAATCACCTTTAAAACTTTGAGATGGCCCCCCACTTTCAATTCTTTCTGCATGGGGAGCAGTATATTCAATACTAAAGCCTCCACCTGAAAGTCCAGTCGTTAACTTCCCTGAAGCTTTTAATTGTCCAGATTTAACTGGAACATATTCTTGTGATAAATTAAAGATTGCTTGTGCTACATTGTCTAACCCAGCTCTTATCTGAGCTTGGACTCCTGTAGGTAGCACTCCTTGCTGTAACGCCATAGAAAACTCCTATGGATTATTATACAAATTACTAGGAAGTTTTTTACTCAGATTTAGGTTCAGAGTCAGTTTGACTAGCCTGTTCTTCCCGTTCCTTAATTCGTTGTTGTATATCATATTTAGTCGGGTGACGAGGATGTACACCCTGTTTTCTAATTTTCTTTATAAATTTGTTATCTTCTTCAATAATCATTGTAAGGGAATGTCTTCTTTAATAATTTGCCTAACAGTTAATTTATCAAAGACTTTGTTTTCTATCTTTTCTCTATTTAAAATCGCTAGTGTTACACCAGCCCCAACTGCTAATGAGCTAACTACTGGAAGACTTTTCATTACTATATTAAATACTTTTTGCTTCATTTTTATCTTCGCTATTTTGTAAGACCTATAGCATAAATTGTAACTACACAAATGATTGCTAAAATTGATGCTACTAGAATTTGTTTTATTTCTTTTTTATTATTCATTCTCCAAAACTTTCATACCTAATGCTATTATACCACCAGTGCAACCTGTGGCTATTTCTATATGTCCCAAGTATACACCTAGGGCACTCATAAAACCAAGCACTATAATGGCAAGAAAAATTTGTGGACGTAATTTTCCCATCATTATTGTGTGTCAGGCTCTTGAAGTAAAACTTCTCTATTATCTATGACTGACCAAATGGATGCCGTTGTGCTTGATTGCACATCAAATTCTTTAGTCGCAAAGTTTTGGTCATGCCCAGTTTGGTTGTATTGGATAGTTAATAGTCCTACGTCTAGTTGGCGTAGGATACATGTTCCTCCCTTACTTACAATATTAGAAAGATTGAGCTTATTAATCTTAGCATTAGTAGATGTTAGGCTACCTGTATCTAGCCAAATTCGGTCATATAATCCACCTTCAGTAGATAATTTTTTAGCCATTCTGTTGCCACCAGAAATTCTAAGGTCNCGACTTGTTCCTATCGTTTGTGCAATAGACTGTCCATCTGAAATATTATATTGAACTACAACTTTATAGGCATTTATGTCACTTAACGTAAGGGACTTACAAGTATTCCTTTCAAATATCAATTCTCCAATCTCCAGTCTGGCACTCATTCCAGACTTACCTTCAATTAATATTGCTTC